CACAAACAGGCCGGATATAAAACTGCAACCTGCCCACCGGAAACGTCAAATCGGCCCTTGCCACCGGGAGGCGTCCATATAAGAGACCATGGCCTCAGTGACGAGTTTCATCCGTAATACGCCTGCCTCGTCGCTGCAGGCCTACTTCGACGCCACCGGGATCGCACTGCCGACGCCCGTGAACTGGGAGGCGCCAGAGCAGGAGATCGTCAGGCCGTTGCTCCAGGCGGTCGATGAGATGGACGATGAAGCGCGCGCCCGGGTGCTCAATGATGCGGACCGGGTGGGGAGCCTCGCGGACGATGCGGGCCAGACGGCGCTCTACAGCGTCATCGACGACCGCTCGGTTCTCGATGACCTGGCCAATGGCCACGCCCGGGCACTCTGGATGTTCCTCAATGAGCCGGTGCTGTTCCGGCACGCAGAGGAGGTCCGATACACCGACGAGCGCCGGCGGGGACGCAGCTGGGACGGCTTCCTGTGCGAGCTCGACTGTATGGTCCGCCGTGACGAGACGGCGCTCGGAGCTTTCAAGGCGTCGCTGCGAGAGCGCTTTGCCTCCAACAACGTCCATGTCGATATCTTCGAACGGGTGCGCCCCACCTTTGACGGCGAGGATTGCGAACTGGTCCAAATCACCGTCTACCGGGAAGGGCTGCCTGACGATCAGTTCGCCTTCGACGACGGCGGCACCCTGGTGCGGCGGGCGTACCGGCCGGTCTTCGAGGCCGCGATGACGTATGAGCCGGCGACCGGCGTCATCGAGGTGGTCGCGAGTGACCGTGAAAGCCGGGCGGAGCTTGCGCAGTTCCTCGCTCGGGACCTGCTTGGGGTCGAGTTTCGCGACGAAAAGGTACCGCTCCGCCGGTATGATCTTGCCGTCCTGCTCAATCCGCACCCGTTTCCCACCGACGCCGAGGATGGCATCGAGCGGGTCGAAGTCCGGCAGCTGCGTCTGATGCCGATCGATGCCGTCGGCGAGCGCGTAACGCTGGAATGTCTCAGCAAGGCGGACCGGACGATCTGGAGCATGGCGCAAGAGCGCCTTGGTCCCGGCAATCCGCTCGCCGGCGGCTGGGTGGCGACGCAGGCGAAGCTCTCGATCAAGTTTCATCCGAAACCGGGAGCCCGTCGTGGGCGCACGCTGCCGTTGACGATCACCATGCCCCATGGCTGCAACCTCAAGGACCAGACCGAGGAGGAGCAGCTCATCGGTGAGAAATATCTGCGACGTTGGGGCATCCTGGCTGATGACACGATCGCTCAAACGGATTGATGAGCGGGCCGTCGCGCTCTGCCGCGATATCGTGGAGGCGCCAGGATGTCGGATATCGAGCGCCGTCCTCTTCGACTATCACCGGGAGGCTGGGCAGAACCTGATCGAGACCGGCGTGCTGACGGCGGATGACCATGATCCCGTCGCGGTATCGGCTGTCGACCATGACGACGAGCCCGTCAGCCTGACCTGGTCTCCGGAGCACGGTGGCTATGGCTATTTCAGCCCGTCGGCCGGGTGGGTCGCTGTACCGGCCGAAAAGCTCCAGCAATTCCATGTCGACATGGGGGCTTTGATCGCGCGCCTCGTGGACCGCCTCGATCTGCCGAGCACTGCCCGCCCTACGGAACGGATCAGCGATGTGTTGTGGGAAATCGGAGATGCTCGGCTGCCTGGACGCAACGGCCGGGTGCCGACTTGGTTCGCGCGCCGGCTTGGAGACGCCGATGTCTGGAGGCAGGTCGTGGCCTACTTGGCGGGACGGCCGCCGTCAGACTTTCGGGTGGTCATCACCACGTCGGCTGCGGCGCAATTGCAGCGCGACGAGCTCAGCCGCCACGACATCATCGAAATCCGGGATGTTGACGATCATGGCTTCGGGCTTGTGGTCGAGCCGTCATACCTCGCCGCGCAGCTGACCAGCGGCGCCTCGTCAAGCGAGGAGGATCCGGTGCGCCATGCTTCCGGGTTCCGTCACGTCTGGGTCGGCGACAGGGAGTTCAGATTCAACGGAGACAAACACCGGCAGATTGTGGAGTACCTCTTCAACGCTTGGGCGAGGGGCGAGCCGAGCGTCAGCTCCGCCGCGATGTTCGCCGACCTCGAGTTCGAGACTACCAGCCGACTGCGCGACATTTTCAAGGGACACAAGGATTGGAAGGCGCTGATCGAAGCGAAAGGCGGCGCTTGCCGGTTGCGGGTCGAGGAACTGCTGGAGGAACAGCGCGCTAACGCCGATTGATCGTGTCCTCGGCGATCTGGAGTTGCCTCATCACCCAATCGAATTCCGGGGCATCGCCGAGCATCATGCCCTGCATGGCTTCGTAGTCCTTTTCGATCGCGGCGCGTGGGGCGTCCTGCGGGACGACGCGGACCGAACCCGGGACCGCTTCGTCGAACTTCTTCCACGCTTGCCTGAACGCAATCAGATTGTGTTCGCGCACCGCAGTGAGAAGCGCCTCGTCGGCGAGGGCAGACGCGCCAACCTCGGTCGCCGTGATCATCGCGACGTCGTAGTAGTGCCGGGAGATCCGGTCTGTATCCGCCGGCAGCCGTTCCGCGTCCCGATAGCCGCAGTGAGCACCGTGCAGGATCAGGAGTTTTTCGAGGTAGGTGCGTGAAGGTTCGATGACGTGGAGGTTGGCGACATCGAATGGCCAATCGTCGCCCAACTCCTCGGAGATGTAGGGGCGAACGCTGCCGGTCGTATTGGGATCCAGCGCTGAGCGCGCGCCGGCTTCGAGTTTCACGCGCGGCAGGACATAGGCGATGTCGGCGCTCGGGTAGAGGGTGGGATATTCGATCAGCAGCGTTTGCTCGTCGCCGCTTTCCTCGTCGGGGAGGATCCGACACCGTTCGTCCAGCAGCGGCGCCAAGGCCGTGGCGAGCTCGCCGCCAATGTAGGCTCCGCAGGCGGCGCTCAACTCGTCGAAGAGCGTCTTGCGTTGCTTGTTCGAGAGGCCTTTGGGGCTGGTGGGGTCGCGATCGGCGCCGAAACCCAGTCCCTCGCGATAGACTACGAGGTCGATGTCTTCGGAGAAACGCCGGATGAGCCCGAACGCCTTGGAGAGCGCCGTGCCGCCCTTGAACAGGAGCCGCGGATGCCCATCCGGCAACCGGTTGTAAAGGGCATCAAGGACGAGGCAGACCCAGAAGTCCTTTTCGACATAGCTCGGCAACGTGTCGAGTCGGTCGGCCGTCGCCTCGAATACATCCTTCCGATCCTGGTCGGGGAGCGCAAGAAAGCGCTCAAAGCTCTCGCTCGTCATGCCGTGAGCTGAGTGTCAGCAAGACCGCGCACGACGGGGGCCGCCCAGCTCGGCAGGCCAGCGCTGTTTCGAACAAGGTCCTTCTTCACCGCATCGGGCAGCTTACTCTTCAGTGTCGCCGCAACCCTCGTGTCGGAGGATGCTTGCGGTCCAAGCCAGCGCAGGGCCTGCGCCACGGGTGCAGAGGATTTCCCCGCCCATGCCATCACGCTCGGGCCGGCATGGCGAAGGTGCACTGTGCGATTGCCGATCTTGACGTTCCGCGTCGCCCCGTCGGTGACGTAGCTGGCCTTTGCGGGCACGGCATTCGTCAAACCAAGCTGGTTCGCCGCGGCGATGCCGTCGGGCATGATGCGAACGCTGTCACGGCGCGCCAGTGCCGCCACCGCCGAATCCATATCGACCGGCGCCGGGCGGCGGAGGACACCGCTCATGCGTGGAAGGTCATAGAGCCCCCGCCCGACACGGCGCAGATCACCGCTCTTCGCCAGGCGGGACAGCGCCTGATCAATCGCCGCTCGGCTACCCAGGTCGAGGAAGTCCTTGGGGGTGCATACCCATTTTCCCCGCCCCTTGGCACGCATGCGTTTCATGATTTTATCAGCAATACCAGTCATTTGACCCGCCATGTGCTTCTCTGTGTGTCAGAAATATAGTCGTTTTTTCTGACAAAATCAATTCCTCCCTTACCCCCTCCCTTCTGCCTCCCGGGCTCCTCCCCACCGCACCGCCATCCTCTCCGCAGGTTTTCGATCAAGACCGAAGGAGACACAGATGACGGTCAGGCATTTGAACCAGATCGAGCTAGCCGCTCGCTGGAACATCAGCCACCGCACCCTCGAGCGGTGGCGGTGGTCGGGGGAAGGTCCCCGCTACATCAAGATCGGTGGCCGGGTCGTGTACCGCCTCGAAGACGTCGAGGAGTACGAGCGCGAGCAGATCCGGGCGAGCACCGCCGACCACCCCAGCAAGCCTGCGGCGTGAGGGGCGGTGATGACGATCTCCAACCGCATCTCCCTCGACGAGCTCCGGCACATGGCCGTCGGCGACATCGCCGCTCTGCCGGCCGAACAGCTCGCCCTCCTGCAGGACGAGGCGGACGGGGCTCTGTGCCGCGCCAAGACAGCCTGTGACTGGCTCGCTGGCGCCGTCGCACTCAAGTACGCCGACCGCGCCCACGCAGCACGCCAAGCCGCCGGCAAGGACACTGGCACGGTCCGCTTCGATGACGGCGCGGTCACCGTGATCGCCGAGCTGCCGAAGCGCGTCGACTGGGATCAGGAGAAGCTCGGCGCGCTCGTCGAGCGCATCCGGGCCGAGGGCGACGACCCCGCCGAATACGTCGAAGTCGCGATCAAGGTGCCCGAGCGCAAGTTCGCGGCCTGGCCGAGCCACATCCGCTCCGCCTTCGAGGACGCGCGCACCGTCCGCACCGGCAAGCCCAGCTTCCGTCTTTCCCTGAACACCGAGGTGACGTCATGAGCATCACGAAGAAACTCGCGGTGCTCCGCGAGCAGCATTGCGGGCTGGAAAAGCTGCCCGAAACCATCCGGGTGCCGGCCATCGCCGACCGTCGCGACGAGACCGTCAAGCCGGTCGGGGCGGCCTCGATCGATGACCTGGCCTTCGCCCTCATCGGGCTGAACGAGCGGGCATCGGCGCTCTACCGCGAGATCGACGCGGTGCGCACCCTCCACGACGAGGCCCGCAAGGCCGGCGCGCTCGGCGCGGACATCGCGATCGACACCCTGATCGCGGCCAAGGGAGGGAAGTGATGGCCCTCCCGATCATCTCCGCCGATCAGCGTCTCCCCGAACCGCGCGGCGTAAAGGGAACGATCTTCGGCAAGTCCGGGATCGGCAAGACCAGCCTTCTCTGGACGCTCGATCCGGAAACCACGCTCTTCATCGATCTGGAGGCGGGCGACCTCGCCATCGAGGGCTGGTCCGGCGACAGCGTCCGGCCGCGGACCTGGGCCGAATGCCGCGACTTCTCGGTCTTCATCGGCGGCCCCAATCCGGCGCTGCGGGACGATCAGGTCTACAGCGAGGCCCACTACGCGGCGGTGTGCGAGCGCTTCGGCGATCCGGCCTCGCTCGACCGCTACCACACGGTCTTCATCGACTCGATCACCGTCGCCGGGCGGCTCTGCTTCCAGTGGTGCAAGGGGCAGCCCGAGGCGTTCCCGGAGAAGACCGGGAAGCCCGATGTCTGCGGCGCCTACGGCCTGCATGGCCGCGAGATGATCGCGTGGCTCACGCATCTCCAGCACACGCGGGCGAAGAACGTCTGGTTCGTCGGGATTCTCGACGAGAAGCTCGACGACTTCAATCGGCGCATCTTCCAGCCGCAGATCGACGGCTCGAAGACCGGCCTCGAGCTGCCGGGCATCGTCGATGAAGTCCTGACGATGGCGGAGATCAAGGACGATGCCGGCGCGCCGTACCGTGCCTTCGTCTGCCAGACGATCAACCCGTGGAATTTCCCGGCCAAGGATCGCTCCGGCCGTCTCGATCTGATCGAGGAGCCGCATCTCGGCCGCCTGATGACGAAGATCCGGGGACCCGTGAAGCCCGCCTCCGAGCGGCTGGCCTATCGCAGTCCGCCCCGGACCGCGACGGCCCCGGCCTCCGACGTCCCCACCCATTCCGAAATCGCCTGAACGAGGAGACCCCAGCCATGACTGGATCCTGGAACGACTTCAACGACGCCAAGCAGAACGCCAACCTCATCCCCAAGGGAACGCTCGCCAAGGTGCGCCTGACGATCCGCCCGGGCGGTTTTGACGACCCGGAGCAGGGATGGACCGGCGGCTACGCCACGCGCGGGACGACCGGTTCGGTCTACCTCTCGGGCGAGTTCACGGTGCTCGAAGGGCCCTATGCCCGGCGCAAGGTCTTCACCCTGATCGGGCTCTACAGCCCCAAGGGACCGGACTGGGCCAACATGGGCCGCAGCTTCATTCGCGGCATGCTCAACTCGGCCCGAGGGATCTCCGACAAGGACAACTCGGCCCAGGCTCAGGCCGCGCGTCGCATCGGCGGCTTCGCCGACCTGGACGGCATCGAGTTCGTGGCGCGGATCGATGTCGGCACGGACGCCAACGGCGAGGAGAAGAACGAGATCCGCGCGGCGGTGACGCCGGATCACAAGGAATACGCCGCCATCATGGGCGTGGCCGGCCTGGCGCCGCCGCCGCAGGCTCAGCCGTCGCAGCCCTCGATGCCCCAGCCTTCCACGCCGGCGCCGGGTGCGCGGCCGTCCTGGGCGCAGTGAGGCTGTCATGCTGTTGCGGCCCCGCCAGAAGCAGTTCGTCGAGCGCAGCGTCCGCG